GTCTGCGGTATATGATGATTTGCGAATGCTGATACACTGGGTTTCGTCCAACACTGCTGCAGGCTCGGTTTGCCCGAGTTCGTCTTTATCGGTAAATACCAGCTGATTGCCCACAATCTTGAAACTGTGATGATATTCACGAGCAAGGCGTGCCAAAAATTCCACGTCGCGTTCTTGATATTGGGTAATGCGTTGAATCGGAATGTGGCGAATTTTGCCCACCACTTTTAGCTTTAACCGCTCAGCCACCATTGCCACCACTTGGGCGAGCGTGGTGTTCTCGTAGGCTTTGGGTTTTAATGTGCGGTTGGATTTGCTAATCCCTGTGGATAAGGCTCGCAAGGTAATGCTAGACGGGTGATAGCTGTATTCCACCTCATCAATCTCAAACGCCCCAATTTCAACCAATGGTTCGCCCTGATAGCCAATCGCCACTTTTAGCTTATCGCCTTGTGTCGGAAACCACTGGCGAATCCACTTGCCGTTGATGTCTTCAAACTGCACGGAGAGTTCGTCTGATTGCCCTTCGAGATAGTCGGTGTAGGTCAGCTCAATTAAGGACGGCTCAATCTCCGCCGTGATATTGGTTTTCTCATAAAAGAGCGTGAAATCAGGTTTTTGCACGTTACTCATCGGCATTTCCTCGCAACCAAGGCGGCAGATTTTCGTTTTGGGTTGGTTTCACATTTAGCACAGGGATAAACACGGTCGCCCCTGTAGGCAACACTTCGCAAAAGCTGATATGTGGATTGGCTCTAATGATGCGAGCATATTCCAGTGCGTCGCCATAGTAATAATAAGCAAGGTTATCCCAGCGTTCGCCTTGTTTGACGATATGTTTAAGTACGGTTTGGGTCATTCAAAATCTCCACGTTTTCATCTTCACGCAACACGATCCAAGCGGTCATTTTTGCCACTGAATTTGCGGAATTATCAAGCCACTCATTGATTTCAGTTAAAGCATTATCGGCAGGCGTAAACCAGTTATTCCATTCGCTATCAGCAGACGCCCGACTGAAACTCTGTTTCATTATTTGCAAATCATCATATACCGCAGACACATCACGGCTAAATTCGCTAATGGCAGGCAGATACTGACGAACGCCCTCGAAAGCAGATTGCATTCCGACCAGTTCGCCAAAACCACCCAAGGCGTTGTCTAAATTAGCAAGCGTACTCGGCAAATACGCCAATGCAGACGCGGGGTCGTGTGCCAACTGGCGAACTACTGCAACGGTGTTACGAACTTCGTCCACCGCACGTTTGCCTTGCTGATACAATTCCACACCACGGCTAACCGCACTTTTCACAGTTGAAAGTGTGTTGGTTAAGCCTTTCGGCAAAATCGAACCGAGCAAAGATTTCCCGCCTATATTTAATGCCGCACCCAATAGGCTGTTTTGCCCATTGCCGACAAATTCTCGCAAGCTGATATTCATCTCTCGTGCCAAGGCATTGCCTTTGCCGTCGGTAAATAGTGTGGTTGATGAAATATCGGTGATCACAAAATTGCCTTTGTATTTTGAACCCCACATCAAGGCAAGGGCGTCCTGCTTGGCTTTTGCCGAAAGTAGCGATTGATAACGACTTTCCACGCCGCCGATTTTGTGGTGCAGGCGAATCGCAAAGGATAAATCTGTTAATTTCTCGCCTATAGCTTGCAGTTTTGGCTTGCCTTTGAGTACAGCGTGTTCGGCAAAATCTGCCGAATGGGTCTCTGAAAAGTCGGTTAAATTGACAGGCTCAAAGGCGATATTACCTAGCATAAAATACATCGTTGTTTCTCCTTAGTAGGCTCTCCGCTGACGTTGGTCTAGCACGCGATTAAGCATGCGTTCAAATTCCACAAGGCTCATATTCAACCCTTGCTGCACCTGTTCCATTACGCCCTGATTTTGGCTACCGTTCACGTTAATGGTCGGGTTGAAATTGACCATGATGCCATTGTGCTGATTGGTTTCGTTATTGGTAACCGCATTTCTATTTAGCGGTTGATAATCGCGAAGGATTGACGCTTCTGTCTCCCTCTTTTGTAAAGAGGGGTTAGGGGAGATTTGGGCGTCAGGATTAAAATCAGGCGTGCGGAAATCAGTCGATTGATTAAGCCCAAGCAAATTGCCAACAAAATTCGCCCCGAATTTCACATCGTCCCACAGTGTGCCTAAAAAGCCTTTTTTCTCGTTTAACAGCGGTTTAAAGGCGGTTTCAACGCTATTTAAAACAGGCTCGAATTTCACCGCACTTGAGAGATTTTTACTGGCTTCCGTGGCGATTGGCTGGGCGTTATCCATCCCGATTGCCAAGCCTTCCACCACGTTTACACCGTAGCCCTTAAACACTCGGCTTGGCGAGTGAATACCGAGTTTTTCAGCAAACCAACCTTTAATGCCATCGCCTAAATCGGAGACGATTTGTTTTGCTCCTTCCCACGCATTGCGAATACCATTAACTAAACCGCTGATAAGGTTCGAGCCGAATTCAGTAAACTTCGCAGGTAAATCAATCCCAAACCAAGAAAGCACGCTAGAAAAGGCTTGGTAGAATAAACCGAGTGGCGACCAGTTGAGAATGGTGGCGGTGATGTTGCTGATGCCTGAGTTGAAGAAGATGGTGATGTTATTCCAAAGTTGCCCGAAGTAATCCGACACACCTGCCCACGCACTCGAAACCCATTCAGTTGCTCCTGTCCAAATGTCTTGCACCCAGTTGCAGAAGTTTTGGAAGTAATCTGTGACTTTCGTCCAAAGGTTGGAAAACCAAGCTGAAACAGGTTCCCAATTGTCATAGATGAGATAGGCGGCAACGGCAATACCGGTAATAATCAAACCAATAGGATTGGTAAGTAATGCTTTTCCCATTGTAAAAATGGCAGTTTTAACAACACCTAAAACGGTGACTAATTTGTCAAATATCGGCAACAAAGAAAGTGCAATAATTTTAACAATGTTCAATAGCATGCCACCAAAACCAGAAACAAACGGCTTAATGAATGAAAATGCTTTTGATACAAGCCCAGCACCACTTTTTAATTTTAAGAATGCTCCCGTGATGGTCTGCGGTATATGATGATTTGCGAATGCTGATACACTGGGTTTCGTCCAACACTGCTGCAGGCTCGGTT